TCGCAATCGGGGCCGGAGGGCGCTTCATGGCGATCGAGGTCAAGCGGCCGGGCGGGCGCCCGACGTTGGAGCAGGCGGCGTACCTCAGCGAGATCCGCCGGCATGGAGGCGTCGGGATCGTGGCCACGAGCGCGCAGGACGTGGCGACGATGCTGGAGGGGATGCTCTAGGGGCCTCACGCCCCACCTGTCAAGCAAAATCGCTGCGTTCAGAATCGCGGCCTTTGCCCCTTGGTGGCCTCCACCTCGGGTGCGCTCCGTGCTACAGATAAAGTCTCTTCCCTCACTGCCGTAGGCGCAGTAAGCCTTCCCCGAAGGGCGAAGCGAAGTACCAGAATGACCTTGACAGGGGCATCCTGCCCTGTGGTATAGGTCTTCCCGATAGGAGCCATCGGCCACCAGTGCAAGACGGGGGGCAGGGGGGGAGCGAGGAATTCGCCATCATCCGGTGCGTGGACTGGCTCCAGAAGCGCGGTCAGGCGGTCAACCAGGAGCTGTGGGATGGCGTGTATGAGCTGGCGGTGGGCGCGAAGCAGCAACGGGTCCGCCTCCGGGCCCGGGCCATGCTCCTGGACCGGATTGACCCCATTCCGAAGGCCACTCCCGACGTGGCCATCACGGTCCCGATTCTGATCCGATGGGCAACGGATGGAGAGAAGTCGTCGTTCCCTACGCTCCCCGCCCTCTCCAGCGCCTCTTCCACGATGCCTTTGCCGAGCAACGGCCACGCGCTGCCGTCCTCGTCTGTCACCGACGATTTGGAAAATCTGTGATGACCGTCAACCAGATCCTCAAGAGCGCCATGGAGTGCCCCCTCGAGCGTCCGCGCTACGCCTATCTGGCGCCGTTGTACAAGCAGGCCAAGCGCATCGCCTGGGACTATCTCCAGGAGTACGCCCGGCCGATCCCCGGGGCGGTGTTCAACGGCGCGGACCTCAAGGTGGATCTGCCCAACGGCGCGCGCATTGAGCTGCTTGGCGCCGCCGACTACGACAGTCTGCGCGGGACGTATCTCGATGGCGTGGTCCTCGACGAGTACGCCTATATGAGTCCTGACGCCTGGGAGGGAGTTATCCGGCCGGCGCTGTCCGACCGGCGCGGGTACGCCATATTCATCGGGACACCGCAAGGCCGGAACCATTTCCATCGTCTCTACGAGCGGGCCAAGGCGCGCCCGACCTTCCTCACGGCGTTCTGGCCGGTCAGCCAGACCGGCTACGTGGCGGCCGACGAGCTGGCCGAGGCACGAGCGGACATGACGCCGGAGCTGTACGAGCAGGAGTACGAGTGCTCGTTCGACGCCGCCATCCGCGGCGCCTACTACGCGACCGAGCTGTCAGCCGCGCGGGCCGGCAACCGCATCCGAGAGTTGCCCTGGGAGCCGGCGGTGCCCGTGGACACCTGGTGGGACCTCGGGTGGCGGGACTCCACCGCGATCATCTTCACCCAGACCATCGGACGCGAGCTGCGGCTGATCGACTACCTCGAAGCCAACGGCCACGCCCTGCCCTGGTACGCCAAGGCGCTGCAAGAGCGGCCGTACCTGTACGGGGGCCACTACCTGCCTCACGACGCCGACAAGACCGAGTTGGGATCGGGCAAGAGTCTCATCGAGCAGTTGCGTGCGCTCGCTCTCCGCCCTCTGCACATCGTCCGGAAGGTCGAGGTGCAGGAGGGCATCCAAGCGGGTCGGCTGCTCTTCGCCCGGTGCTGGTTCGATGTGACCAAGTGCGCGCGCCTGATCGACTGCCTCGGGTCCTATCACACCGAGTGGGATGAGACGCGGCAGGACTTCAAGGACAAGCCCGATCACGACTGGGCCAGCCACGGCGCGGATGCGTTCCGGTACCTGGCTGTCGGGCATCGTCAGCGGCCGAGCGATGAGATCCGCCGCCCCGTCGTCTACTCGCAGTTCGACCCGATCGAGCACGCGCACGCGGAGCCGACTCGCCGCCCCGCGCGCGTCATCACCGACTGGAGGATTGGCGAATGAGCTTCTTCGGTGGCGGGTCCGCTCCGAGTCCTCCTCCTCCGCCTCCCCCGCCTCCGACGCCGGAAGATCCCTCCGTGCAACAAGAGCGGGCGCGGCAGCTCCAGCGGAACCGGCAGCGGCGCGGACGCGGGTCCACCGTGCTGGCGGGCGGGCTCATCGGTGAGACGGGCTCGCCCGCGTCGCGGACGCTGGGAGGGGGCGCGTGAGACCCGACGACTTCGGCCCGGTGCCTGAGCGCTCACCCATCCGGACCCAGCCGATCACCTGGGCGGGCGACTGCAACCGCTGCGGCCTTTGCTGCACGATCCAGGTCAAGGGCTACCTCCTCGTCTGCGAGCACCTGCGCGCGGTGACGAGCGGCGGCCAGGTCAAGCCCCTCGGCGCGCCGGAGGCGTCGCGCTGCGCGGTGTACGAGGGCCGGGTCGACGGGATGCCGATCCGCATGCTCGACGCCTCGGGGACGGCCCGGATGGAAGGCCAGTGCCGCAAGGATCACTGGCTGGAGGATGAGCGGATCATCGCGCGCGGCATCGGCAAGGGCTGCTCCTTGCGCATCGCCGCCCCCGGCGAGGTGCCGGATAACGTGTTCATGCCCACTGCATCGGGGAGGTGACATCGTGAAAAAGTGGATTATCGCGCTCTGCATCGCGGCCGCGGTCCCGTTCGGGCTACTCGTCGGGTCGGAGTTCGCGGACGCCCAGCTCACGTGGCGCATCCCCGTCAAGTCGGGTCTCACCGTAGGCGGGCTGATCCACGCCAAGGACCGGAGCAATCTCAGCTCGATTCCTGCCGTGGCGACGGGGCAGGTGCTCACGTCGGCGGGCGTGGCGACCGTCCCCGCGTGGAGCGCATCGCCTACGGTGACGACCTGGACCCTGTCGGGCCTCACCGCCTCCAAGCCCGTGTTCACGGATGGCAGCAAGTTGCTCGTGTCCACCGGCACGCTCGGCGCTGACCAGGGCGGCACGGGGCTCGCCACCTACGCCATCGGCGATATCCCCTATGCCAGCGCCGCGACGACCATCTCGAAGCTGGCCGCCGTGGCCGCTGGCTCCTACCTGCGCTCCGGCGGGGTCACCACAGCGCCGGTCTGGTCCACCGCCACCCTGCCCAACACGGTGGTGGCGGGCGATCTGCTGACGGCCACGGCCACCAACGTGGTCGGGCCGATCACGGGCGTGGCCGTGGGCCAAGTCCTTGTCTCGGGCGGTGTCGGGGTGGTGCCGGCGTGGAGTGGTGCCCCGACCGGGCTCACGTCGCTCTCGGCGGGCACCCTCACGGGCACAACGAGCGTGACGACCGGGAGCGGCGGGACGGCCATCACCCGGACCAAGGTGCTGATCCAGGGCATCAACCCGACCGCCTCGGCCGCCTCCGTCGGCGTCAACAGCGTCGCGGTCTCCATCTCCGGGTTCACGCCGTCCGATGTCATTCACGTGGTTCCGCCGGGAGTGACGGCGCTCTGCCCCCTGGTGTCGGCGCGGGTGACGGCCACCGACGAGATCACGCTCGATTACGCGGTCCTCACCGCCGCGGTCTGTACGGGCGCCTCGGGCTCCTACGAGATCCTGGCGATCCGGTCCTAACATGACGCTCCGGGGCATCACGGAGGGCGTCGTCATCACCGCGGCGCTCTCCGTGTGCCTCACGACTTGGTGGCCGATCGTCTCGACGCGGGACGCGGCCATGCTCGTCACCCCGCTCTATACCTACACCGTCCTGGGCAGCCTCGTGCTCGGCCTGCTGCTGGCCCAGCGCGACGGCTGGCTTGGGGCGATCGTGGCGTTCGTCTCCGTCCGGGCGCTGATCCTGCCGCAGCCGCAGGCCCTCTCGGTCGTGGTCTGGCTCACCTTCGGCGCCGGCCTCGTGTGGCTCATCAGCGGTCTCGAGCCCGTGCGCGTCCGATGGGCCCGGCGCGGCCTCATCACGCTCGGCATCGCTCAGGCGCTCTACGCGCTGCCCCAGCTCGTCCACATGGACCCACTGTGGGTGGGGCTGGCGTGGACGCAGCGCGCGCAGATGCACGGCACGTTCGAGAACTCGCGGCAGTTGGCGGGGGCGCTCGCCATGATCGCGCCGCTGGCTCCGGTCGCCGTGCTGCCCGTGCTCGCGGGGACCGTCATCCTGTCCGGTTCCATTCTCGGGGCGGTGGCGCTAGGCGTGGGGCTGACGTGCCGGCACCGGGCGCAGTGGCGGCTCATCCTGCCGCTGTCGGCGGGGGCGCTGGGCGCCGCGGTGGTCTTCCGAGGCGTGTCGGGCGACTCGACGTGGATGCGGCTCACCGTGTGGCGGATCGCGGCTGGGCGCTGGACGAGCTCCATCTGGTCGGTCCTCATCGGCTTCGGGCCGTCCTCGTGGTTCGCCTCCATCCCGGACCTGCAAGCCGCCGCGGTGGTCGGGAGCATCCCTGACGCCTTCTTCGTCGGCCACAGCGACCCCGGCCAGTACCTCTACGAATACGGCCTTGTCGGCCTGGTGCCGGTGCTCGGCTGGCTCTGGGTCCACCGGCACGCGCTGCTGCGGGCGGAGGCCGCGGGAAGCGTGGCCGCGCTTGGTGTCTACGCGCTCGGCATGTCGCCGTTCCACTTCCCGACCACAGGCACGCTCGGCGCGGTGGTGCTCGGGCTGGCCGCGCATGAAGGGACGACCTGATGCCCCTGACCAAGAAAGGCAAGACGATCTTGCACGCGATGCGCGAGCAGTACGGCTCGATGGACAAGGCCAAGCAGGTGATGTACGCGAGCGCCAACAAGGGCACGCTCACCGGCATTCACAAGACGAAGAAAGGACACTGACCATGGATGCAGTGTTGCAGCGCGTGGACGCTCCGATGCGGCCCGGAACGTGCGAGGAAGCGATGGGCGGGCACGTCGTCGTCAAGCCGAAGGTCTGGCCCCCCCGGTTCCGGATGCCGCAGTCCCGGCGGGCCGCGTCGGCGAGCGTGCGGTGTCTCAAGTGCGAGGCGGCGGTGATCGTCTACGAGGAGTTGCCCGACTGCGTGCGGTGGGCGACGGACAAGGACATCGCCGACGCCAAGGCCGCCAAGGCGCTGGCGGCGCGACAGGCGGAGCAGATCGCCCGCCGGCCGGGTCCGGCCGCGGAGTAGCCCATGCGTGGCGAACTCCCTTCTCTCGCCATGACGGGTTTCGAGATCGCGGCGCGGAGTCTGATGGCAACGGTCCATCTTCTGATTCTCCCTCCACGCTGCCGATGCTCGCGCTGTGGGCAGGAGTACATAGGATATCGGCGCGGTGGTGTGATTCCCCTCCGATGTCCCGCGTGCCGCACCAGGGCCTACCAGAGGAAGTGGCGAGCCGCACGGAGAGCACGACTTCATGCCCGCTGACGCCGCGCAGCTCTGCACGCGCTACGACCGCCTCCTGGCCCGGGCGCAGACGTATCGGAATCACTGCCAGGACCTCGCCGACTACGTGATGCCGGGGCGCAACACGATCACGCGCCAGGGCGTCGAGGGCGAGAAGCGGATGCAGCGCGTGTACGACTCCACGGCGATCGAGGCGCGCAAGCTCCTGAGCGCCTCCATGCAAGGCGCGCTGACCAACAACGCGCTCCGGTGGTTCAGCCTGAAGACGCGCAACGCCGAGAGCAACGATGCTTGGGAGGTGCAGTCCTGGCTGGAGGACACCGAGGAGCGGATGAGCCTGGCGCTGCGGCAGTCCAACTTCTACGCGGAGACGATCCTCTGCTACGACGATCTGGCGACGTTCAGTACGGCGGCGCTGCTCATCGAGGAGCGCGAGAAGCCGGCGCAGGGCATCCCGTTCGGAGGGCTGCGCTTCCGGGCGTTGCCGATCCAGGAGTACGTCATCGACGAAGCAGCCGACGGCATGGTGGACACGCTGTTCCGGTCCTTCGAGATGTCGGCGCGCCAGGTCGTCCAGCAGTTCGGCGAGGACAAGGTGAGCGATGCCATCAAGGGCATGATCTCCGGCGGGCGCCCGGATGAGCGCGTGCGTGTCCTGCACTGCGTGATGCCGCGGGCCGAGGGCCGCACGCAGTACGGCGCGTCGGGCATGGCCTTCGCCTCCTGCTACCTGGAAGCCGCGCACAAGCGGATGTTGCTGGAGTCGGGGTTCCCGGAGTTTCCCTACGCCGTGCCGCGGTGGTCGAAGCTGGCGGGCGAGGTGTGGGGCTCCGACTCGCCGGCCATGATCGCGCTGGCGGACATCAAGACGCTCAACCAGGCCGACATGCTGACGCTCCAGTCCGGCGAGCTGGCGATCCGGCCGCCCTACGCGCAACTGGTGGACGGGATCGTGGGCGACATCGACCTGCGGCCGAACGGGATCACCGTGGAGGAGGTGCCTAACGCGCTCCGACCCCTGGAGACCGGCGGCAAGTTCGACGTGGCGCAGCTCCTGATGGAGAACCGCCGGGCGCGCATCCAACGCATCTTCTACTGGGAGCAGCTCCAGTTGACCGAGGGGCGCACCATGACGGCCACCGAGGTGGAGCGACGGTGGGAGATCATGCGGCGCATCCTGGGCCCGACGCTGGGCCGGCTGGAGAGCGAATTCCTCAACCGCGTCATCGAGCGCGTGTTCGCGCTGATGCTCCGGGCGGGGGCGCTCCTGCCGGTGCCGGATGCCGTGCTCGAGGACGACATCGACATCGAGTACGAAGGCCCGCTGGCGAAGAGTCAGAAGGCGCAGCGCGTGGCCGGCTGGGAGGCCACGCTCCAGCAGATCGCCGCGCTGGCGGGAGTGTCGCCCGAGGCGGCCGTCACCACGCTCGACAACTTCGACCTGGACGACGCGGCGCGGGACCAGAGCCAGATCGTGGGGTTGCCCGCGTCCTATCTCCGCTCAGTGCAGGAGCGGGATGCCGTGCGCGCGCAGCGGGGCCAGATGCAGCGCCAGCAGCAGGAGATGGCGATGATGAGCCAGGTCGCCGAGTCGGCCGGCAAGGCGGCGCCGGCCCTGACGGCGGTGTCGCAGGCGGCGAGCGTCGGCCAGCAGGGGCAGCAGGCGGCATGAAAAGAGGTTTTCCGTGTGCGCATTGCCAGAAGGCCATGGTGCAACGACCGAATGGAAGAGTCCGCGTCTGGTGCTCATACGCCTGTCGGACCAGAGACCGGCGACGAGCCACGATCGCGCTGGAAGAGCAAGAGATACTCGCTGCGACCCAGAGCCGCGTGATGAGCATGGCTTGATGGCCATCCCCGACCAGGCCCGGAACGAGCTCCAGCGCCGGCTCCAGGAGGCGTGCCGCAACGTGATGGGCGCGCCCGGGTGGCGCCTCGTGCGCCTCGACCTGTTCGCCCTCGCTCGGCAGGCCGCCGTGGGCGACCGGGCGGCGGGGATCTACGACGCGGTGGCGCGGATCGAGCGGCAGGCGGAGGCGGACCTGCTGGCCGTGCCGGAGGTGCACACTATGCCAGGAGTGAACGATGCCTGAGCTGGAGATGTTCGGCGCGTGGCTCACGATGAGGGACTTCATCACGCGGCCGAGCCTGCGCCCGTTCATGGCGCATCGGTGGCCTCTGTATCTGGTAGCCGCGCGGTGTTCCACCCGATGCCATTACGCTGAAGAGATCCTCGACGGAGCCCGCCTGGATCTCCTCGATGCGTTGGAGGACCGCATCCGCTTGATGTTCGAGGGCCTTCACGGAGGAACCACCCATGCCTGAGATCGAGACGCCTCCCGCGCCCGTTGCGCCTCCTGCTGCGGCCCCTCCTGCGCCTCCGACCGACTGGCGCGCCGGGCTCCCCGAGGAGTTGCGGGCCGAGAAGACGCTGGAGGGCTTCAAGGACATCGGGTCCCTGGCGAAGTCCTATGTCGAGACGAAGCGATTCATCGGGGAGAAACTTCCCGAAGGCGTGAGCGGCGAGGAAGTGCATGCCTATCTTCGGGACGCGATTCGTGTACCGAAACCGGACGCTCCAGCCGAGGAATGGGCCGCGGTCTTCTCGAAGTTAGGCCGCCCGGAGTCGCCCGACAAGTACGCGGTGAAGGAGCAGACCTTCCCGCCCGAGCTGGGGATCACCGTGGACCCCGAGGGCCAGAAGGCGTTCCTCGGCGTCGCGCACGCGGCCGGGCTGACCACCGCCCAGGTCCAGAAGTGCCTCGACTGGTACGGCCAGTACATGATCGGCCAGGTGGACGGGCAGATGCGCCAGACCGGCGAGGCGCGGAAGTCGGCGGAAGCCGCGCTCAAGCAGGAGTGGGGCAGCGCCTACCAGCGGAACACGGGACTCGCCCGCGCCACGGTGGCGACGCTCTTCGGGCGCGACCCGGAGCTGGCGGCGGCCATCGAGGACGCGGGGAACAACGTGGCGCTGGTGAAGGGCCTCGTGCGCATCGGCGAGATCCTGCACGAGCGCGGCGAGATCCGCGGCGACGAGGTGTCGGCCGGGCGCACCGTGACCGAGATCCAGGCCGAGATCGACCGGATCAGGACGGCGCCGGGCGCGGAGCATGACCCCACGGCGGGAGACCGCATCCTGAACCTCACGCGCGAGTTGCTGGCGGCGCGCGAGCGGAAGTAATGGCGGCGAACTTCTCACAAGAAGGAGGGGAGCGATGACGACCCAGGCAGACCAGGAAACGATGGACGGAACGCCCAGCCTGATCGAGATGGCTGGTGGTACCCGGATCAAGTTTCAACTCGGCCCGGTGAAGGAATTCGGCGTCAACGGTGTCCAGATCGAGGACATCATCGGCATCCTCGTGTTGCGCTTGGAAGGATTCCAACGCGGCCCGTTCAAGTCGAGAACGAACGCCTTGGCGATCACGAAGCTGGAAGAGGCGCGTCTCTGGTTGTTCGAGAGGACGCGGAAGCGTGAGACGCAAGGAGTCGAGGGCCGAAACCTGACCCACTCCGAGTAGCGGAACCAGGACGCGGCAGGACAGCGCCCGATTACCCCGCGAGGGGCCGGGCGGCGCCGGGGACAGACCCGGCGAGGGACACGGCGCGACAAGCCGTCAGGTGAGCCCGGATCGGCCGGACTACTCACCGTCAACCAGAACGCAGCACGTTCTGTTCGACGGAGGGCATCATGGCCGAAACGGTTGACAAGGCGCACGTTCACGCGTACTCCGCCGAGGTGATCCGCCTCGTGACGGAAGGCGAGTACGGCAGCAAGACCCGCCCGTTCGTGCGCCTGAAGACGGGCGTCACGGGCAAGAGCGCCAACTTCGAGCGTCTCGGGCGCTCCACCCTGCCGATCATCTCGGGTCGGCACTCGCAGACGCAGATCCTCAACCCGGAGCACACGCGGCGCCGGGCCACGTTCACCGATCGCGGCGGGGCCATCCTGCTCGACCGGCACGACGAGATCAAGATGCTGATCCAGCCCAAGAACGACTACGCGCGCAACCACGCGGAGAGCTACAACGAGGTCCTGGACGAGACGGTGCTCGCCGCGCTCACCGGGAGCGCCACCGCCGTGGACGAGAATGACGCCACCTCGAGCGTGGCGATCGGCGCTGCCCAGCAGATCGCGGCCGGCGCCGTCGGGCTCACCTTCGAGAAGGTCAACCAGGCCAACCGCATCCTCAACGAGGGCCCCGTGCCGCTCCCGCGGCGGGCCTTCGCGATCTCGCCGCAGGGGATGGAAGACCTCCTGGGCGAGACGGAAGTGACGAGCAGCGACTTCTCCCAGCTCATGGCGCTGCGCGAGGGCCGGTTCACGGGCCCCTACATGGGCTTCACCTGGATCATGACCACGCTGCTCACGAAGGTGAGCACCACGCGGACCTGTATCGCGTGGCAGGCCGACGGGATCGGCCTGGCCATCGGCATGGACCTCGACGTCAAGATCAGCGAGCGGCCGGATCTGAACCACGCCTGGCAGGTGTGGGCCGGCATGAGCCTCGGCGCGGTGCGGGTCGAGGAGGTACGGGTAGTCCAGGTGGACATAACCGAAACATAGGACTGACGGAATCGCATTGAAATGAACCCCCTCGCCCCCGGGCCTCTGGCCGACCAGACGCCCGGGAGCGGAAAGTGAGAACGAGCCATGGCCGCATTCACGGGCACTCCGACGAGTAGCGCGCAGTACACCTCCCAGGCCGGCGCCATCGGCGGGCCGATCTGGAACGTGGGCCTCAAGGCCAAGCCCTTCACCTACACGCATCTCGCCGCGGCCGGCGCGGGGACCGGCGAGGTGAACCTCCTGCGCCTGCCGCCGGGGCGCCTCACGATCTTCTCGCAGCTCTCGCGCATCGAGGCCACGCAGGAAGCGGTCAATGCCGACCTGCACCTCGGGTTCCGGGCCTACACGGAGCCGGACGGGGACGCGGTGGCCGAGGACGACAACGCCTTCCTGGACAACGCCGACGCGGGCGGCGGCGCGATCTCGTCCGTGTTCCTGCTGCCGGCGGTCACGGCCGCCGCGGGGCCGGGCATCACGCAGATCAACTCGCGCAACGGGTTCATCCTGTACGCGATGATCGACACGGGCAACATCGAGACGGACGACACGATCAGCGGGTACGTGGTCTGGGCGCAGGTCGGGTAGCCAGCCACCAGCATCAGCGGGGCGGGGTCCGGGGGACCGGGCCTCGCCCCTGAGGGGGAGAGACAGGCATGAGCGAGCAGGCGACGACGCCAACCGCGGCGGATCTTCAGCAGGCCCTCCGGGCGGCGCGGCAGCAGGCCGTGGAGGTAACCAAGGCGCACACCGTCGCCACGCGGGCCCAACTCGTGCTTGAGCAGGCCGTCGAGGCAGAAGCCTTCCTGAGCTCGCACGCGGCCCGGGTGGCGGCGCTGGAGACGCGGGCGGAGGCGCTGGGGGCGTCCATCGTGTCCCTGGAAACCCGGGAGGCCGTGGCGCAGAAGCGCCTGGAGACGGTGGCGGCCGAGGCGCAGGCCGAAGTCGAGCGCGTCGAAGGCGAGAAGAACCGGGCGCTCGAAGCCCTGGCCGCCGACTGGGCCGAGGCGCGACGCCGGTACGACGAGGGGCTGGTCACGCTGGGGCAGGAGCGGATGGTGAAGGTGGCCGAGGCCGTCCAGGAGGCGGAAGACCTGGAGGCGCGCGTGGCGCGGGCACGGCAGGATCTGGCCGCGCTCAAGGCCGCGCTGTAAGGCGGCCCGATGGCCACCATCACGCCGACGCGCCTCGCCAATCCGCTCTCCAAGCGGGGGCTTCGCATCTGGAAGTGGGCCGAGGTGGACGCCTCCGACGACTGCACGCCCGTGCTCATCGCGGGTTTCACCGACAAGACGGTATTCTTTCTGTCGGCGGGCGCCTTCGGCGGGTCGCTCACGTTCGAGGTGTCGCCGGAGCCGGTGACGGCCTCGGCCCGGTACGTGACCGCGAAGAACGCCG